TTACTGCTGGAGTTGCACAAACCATTAATGTTATACATTCATTAGCTTGTGATAAAGCTTTAAATGCTAATGTAACTAATAATGTTACAGGAAGTAATGTAATTATAGATACTAATATTATTTAAAATTAAAAATTATGCCACATACTGAAGAAACTTCAAGTGAAGAAGTAAAAGAAATATATTTTGAAATGTTTGGTTATTATCCGGATGATGTTCCACCTAACCCAAATGTTCCAACCCCCCCTGGAGAATAGTTATTAATCTAATAAAAGTGAAGAATGATTTTTTTGGAAATTACTCCTACAAATGTTAATGATATGCACATTAATATTAAGGATGTTATATATTTCGTAGGATTTGTTGTAACTTTATTAACAGCGTGGTTTAAATTAAAGCATGATAATGATAAACAAACTGATCAAATTAAGCATTTAAAAGAAATGGCTGAGGGTTATAAAAAAGATTGTGACTTGGCGTTTATGAATGCTAAACATAGCAGAACTGCTATTAGAAAAGATTATGATGATAAAATTGAAAAAGTAAGGGTAGAAAATAAAGAAACTAAAGATTCTTTAAACACTGAAATTCAAAATTTAAATACAAGCTTAACTGCTGTTAAAACAGATACAGCAGAAATTAAGGGAATGATAAATACATTGTTAAATAAAAAATAAATAATCATGAAAGGATCACACATAGATTTATGGAATGGCTTAAGAAAAGGCAAACCAACTATTAAACCAGCTCCACAAGCTAAAACTTATGGTGGATTGAAAAACTCTACTGATATTAGACCTCAGTCTAAATAATGAGATATTCGTATTCTAAACCAAAGGTTAAAAAGAAAACATCTTCTAAAAAGAAGAAGGTTAAAAAGAATACATCTAAAAAATAAATTATGGGAAAATTATTTGATTTTTGCGGGGGTCGTAAGACGACTTTTGCATTGTTATTATTTTTATCATTAACTGTATTTCTATGCATTAATAAATGTGTTTTTGCAGAATGGTTAGATGGTATTATATGGGTGTTTGGTGTATATGCTGTTGGAAATGGTGTAGAACACGTTGGAAGTGGCTTAAAACGTAAGTAAATGCGTTTATGGTGGATTATATTAATTTTTATTTGTAGTTGTTCTCCTCAAAAGAAATTACAAAGATTAATTAATAAACATCCTGAGTTACTTACACAAGATACTCTTAACTTAATAATTCATGATACTATAGTTGTAGAAAAGTATAATTATGATACTATTACACAGCTGTCTTATCATGATTCTACTATTGTGGTAAACAATGAAAAAATATATTTAAAATATTTTTATGATACTTTAACAAAAGAAATTTATCACGAAGTAACTTGTTTTGGAGATACTGTTTATTTTATTAAAGAAGTACAGGTTCTTGTAGATAAAGTAATTGTAGAAGAACTTACCTGGTGGGAAAAATGGAGAGATACTATTATTATAATTTCAATAATAATTTTATTGTTATTTCTTTTTAAAAAGTTTAGTAAAGTATTGCTTTAAAATAATTATATTTGATAATGAGTTATAGAGAAGTAGAAGTAGAGGTAAAAGTTGGTAATAAAATAGAACCATATACTTTTAATGTAGAAAACATAAATTACTATAGAACTTATACTGATAATTCCGGAGAATTAAAAACAATGATATATTTAAGAGGCTCACTAAAGGGCATTGTATTAAATATTGGTTATGATACTTTAAAAAGCAAACTACAACAAAGTGTTAAAGAGATTGAGCACGTTTCTTGATTCCTGTTAATTTTGGATTCGTAAAAAAAAAGAGAGCGCTTATTTGCTCTCTTTTTTTGTTTGTATAAATAACTTTCTTGTTATTCTAACTTCTTCAGATAATCTGCTTATTTGTTTAAATAAAACTTTATCTGTGTCCATATAATCTTGTATAGATTGTTTAGCGTGTAATACAGTTGCGTGATCATACCCACCATAATAATCTCCTATTTTGATTAATATTTCATTTTTTAAATGTGTTTGTGCTAAAAACATCATAAGATGTCTTGCAAAAACATGTTTACGTTTTCTTGATCTTGTGAAAACTTCTTCTTTGTCCATTCCTAATTCTGAACAAACTAAATTTCTAATAAATTTATAACCATCTAATTTTAAACCAGGAATGGTCATATAAGATAGTATTAATTTATTTTTCACAGTTGTTTCTTGATATACTTTTTCATTAATAATTGGCATAAATTTTCTGGTTTAATTTGCATGTGATTTGCAATGTTAATAATATAAGAAAAAGGTATATCTCCTTTATTGAAATGATGTTGCAATAATTGTGGAGATATACCAATAGAGCGAGCTAATTCGCTTTTATTGATTTTACATTTTTTGCAAAATTTATGTAAATCAAATGTTATAATCATAATTAAATTGTTCCGAAGTAACAAAAATTATTTACGTATTCTTTATCGTAATTATTTAAATTATTTTTATGTACTTCTAATAAATACTCATATTTTTCTCTTCCAGCTTGTAATGTTTCAGTTGAAACTTCATAAATACCTACAGTGTATGGATATGTTTTTTCTACACATATAAACCAAAATTGGTCTAATCCTAAAATATCACAATATAAAGCTGCTTGTCTATCTAAATTGTATTTTTTTAAATTTCTTAGAAAATTATAAGGATTAGGAGTTTCTTTAAACCCTTTTAAATCAACTATATAATTTCCAATATTAATTGCGTCAACTTTACATTTACAATTTATACCATTTAGTTTTTTAAAATATGCTTTTTCTTTTTTTGTATTGTGTAATAATTGTTTTACTTGAGTAATTGCTTCAAGTTTTTCTTTAATTAATGTTAGATGTAAATATAATTCATAACTAATTTCTTGTTTGTTAAGATTTTCGTTTTGAATTTCAATTTTCCATTCTTTATATCTTTTAGTAGCTCTTGGTTTTGCTCCACCAATTTCTTCTATAATTTCTGTATCATTAATGTACCAAAATCTATTATCAAATTCTTCTGGCTCTAAAATAAAACAGTGTAAAGCTCTACCATCTATATATGCTTGTTTTTCTTCTCTCCATGCTGGGTATTTTAAATAAGCATCTAAATGTTCAGGTGAATTATTTAAATGCTTTAGCATAGAGTTTGTAATATAATCTACATCACTAAAATACTTAGTATCATTCCATTCTAATAATCTTTCTTGATTTGGATCATATTTCTTGACTTCATTAATAAAGTCTTTTGCTTGAGTACTTGGTATTAATCCCATTTTCTTTTTTTAATTTTAAAAGGTTTTTTTCTCTGAAGAGGTAATTCCTTTTCATATTCATCTCTTGTTAGAAAGAAAAAATCTTTATTTCTTTTATTTAAGTATTTGACAAATAAAGTCAAATCAAATTTTCTTTCATTTCTAACTGTAACATATTCTGGAAAAAACGTTAATCTTTTTTTATCTTCTTCAGATATGTCTACATCTTTTAAAAGGTTCTTAACTGCTACATCTTTACCTTTATAGTCTATTAAAACTTTTTTAGGTGGATTGTGAGTTATTGTACAATATTTTGAAGATCTAAATAATGCTAACCATTTTTTGACTACAGAAACTTTGTAATTTGTCCAAATTACACCTTCTTTATCGTAATCATCTAATAGAAAAACTTTATTAAGATACTTCGTATTTAAATTGTTTAATAGTTCTGACATTTTTATATTTCAATTTTCTGGGAGTAAAATTTTTATCAGTTAATAAATATCTTTCAGGTGTAAATGTTGCGTTAAATACTTTATTAGGTGTAACAATTTGTATGTATTCATTATACTCTTTCATTACCCATTTAATATTTAATGTTGCTAACCTGGTCATATTTTTAAAATCAAAATCTCCTTTAATTTCCCATATTGAACAATTATTAAAAGCAAGAAACAACGAAGTAATTTTATTTCCTTCATCAATATTTTGATAAAATAGATTTTTAGCACTTTCATTCCACCAAACATGAACATCAGGAGTATATGAATGAGGGTGTAAAACTGTGCTTTCCATTTTTTTATCTTCTACACGTTTCATTGGTTTAATCCAAGTATATGTTACCTTATTAGATAAACTATAAGATTTGTAATGAAATTCATATTTATCTACATATCCATTATTAACTAATGTTTGTAAATACCAATCCATATATTTTTCTTCGTTACTATCGAAATTGTTCATATAACTTATTTATTTTTTCTTCAAAATCTATGAAGAGCCAGTCTAATTTAAGCTCCAGCTCTTCATATAATTCTTCTAACATTTCATTCATTTTTTATAATTTTTATAAAATTCAACTAATGCTAAATGTTTCTTTTTAACTTGATTATTAAATTCTTTTGATTTCTCAGCTTTATTATGACAATTACGACATAAACCAGCTAAATTTTCAATATAATCTTTAGTCTTACTTCCACCCATTCCTCGAGCTTCAATATGATGTACATCTACAGCTTTAGATCCACACATTTCACAAGGATGAAAATCTTGTTCTCCTATGCTAAAAAATTTAGTATATATTTTAGTGTGTTTCTTCATCGTCTTTAATAGATTTTCTTATAGCAATAACTATTAATGATACCATAATAATGGTAAATCCCATATAAATTAATACTTCAACTAATTCTATCATCTTCTTATTATGTTAAAATTATATGGACTTTCATTAAAAAAACTATCATTTTCTAATTTAGCTATTCGTTCCTTAATATTTTCATGAGATTTTAAAACTTCATGAGTAAGGTCTTCCGATTGTTCTGTTCTTTTTTTGCTTAAAGTTGAGGAAAATACAACTCCCCTACTAATTTGCATTTTTGTTAATGTTTTGTTTACCTTTTTCATTTTAAATTCCTATTTGATTAATAAAATTTTCTTCATTAGGATCTGGTATATCTATATTTCTTACAGCCCAATGATTTTGAATTGTTTGTTTAAAATCATTAAATTGTATAGTGTTCATAGACTTTGTAGATACATCATTAAAAATTAAAATTTCTTTACCTAATACATTCAAAGTGTTAAACTTAGAAGCAATAACAACAGATTTATGATATGCGTGTATTTCTTCTTTAGTAAATAATTCACCTTGTATATTGTATAAATCTTGAGTAATTTTTTTTAAAGCAACTCCCCAATACCATCTATTTTGAGCATTAGAACGATTTTTTTTATGTTTCTTAATGTCAATAACAACATCTTTACCTTCTATGGATGAAATAAATGATTTAACTTTTTCTTCATTTAAGAAAGTCAATTTTCCTTTTTCTATTTTAGATATAAATTCCATAATGTTTTAAATAACAAAGGACACCGAAGTGCCCTTTATTAATCTTAAAATGGTAAATCATCACCTTTTTCATCACCTAAAGAATCATCAGACATACCTTTATCAACAACTGGCTCTGCCTTGGGGGCAGCCGTTGTTGATTGTTTATGTTCTGATTCCCATTCTGCTAATCGAAGATTAAACTTCTCCATATCAGAAGGTCTTAAAGGAGTGTGAAAATATGACTGTACACCTTTTATTGTTTCTTCTGGTTTAGAAGAAAAACTATATTCAATTATTTCTTTTATAACAGGTTTGTTAAAATTGTTTTTGTCTTTACCTATGTATTCAGATTTTTTGAATAAAGCTTTTATTTTACTTCCAATAATAGAATTTAAATATTCATCACCTTTTAATTTATCATCAGCATTAGCATTAGATAAAAACTCTTTAAGTCTTTTTAATTTAAACTCTCTGGCTTTATCTGATTCTTTTCCTGTTAATAAATAAAAAGTAACATTACTTGTTTTTTGATCTTCAGTTTCTACTGCAAATTCAATATAAGGATTACCCTTATAATCTTTTCTACTTTCAGAAAGAAGATATGATTTAATCTTAACTATAAATACTCCAGGCTCATTTATAAATTTGCTTGAATTATCAAAGTCTTTTACGAGCTCTAACTCTGCGTTTATGTCCATTATTTATCGTTTTTTTTGATTTCTGTTTTCTTATCCCAACCATAATATTTATCAACTTCATCTAATATTACTTTAATGTTATTATCCATAATTGGAGGTAACATTTCCATTGGTGATTTAGCTGATATTTTATTATATCCAGGTTGTTTATTTGTTATAAATCTATATTCTTGCTTATCGTTTATTTCTTTAGCTTCAGAATAAATTACTATTACAAATTCTTTTTCAACTTTTTTCTTCCAACTACCATCTACAGCTATAAATCTTTCTTCGACTCCAGAATCTCCTTCAACGAATTGATCTATACCTATAAAAATTATGTATTTATCTGTATTCTTAGACATTTCCATAATTTTCTTGATTTCGTTCTTATAAAAATCCCATACATCAAAACCATCATACAATGATTTTGCTTTCATGTATATCATTTCTATTAAAGAAGTAAAACTTTCAATTACTATTATATCCACATTAGGATTTTCAATTGCTTTAGTTAAAGCTGTTTTAAATAATTGAAGAGAATTAATTGGTACATTAAGTTTAAATTCTACTCCCTTTCTAAAAGGAAGAGCTTTTTGTTCAGTATTTAATATTACTGTTCTTTCAGGTGGTAAGTTACGCATTGACGTACTTTTACCTGTCCCTGATGGGCCACATATAAAAATATTCGGTTTCATTTAGTTTTTAAAAATTAGAATTACTAATTCATTTTCTAATACATTTTCGTATTCTTTTTCTATCTTAGGGACTGGTTGAATTTCTTTTTTCCCTATGTTAATTAATTCGCCAAATTTAGATTTGCATCTATGCATAGTTGTTACTTCAACTAATCTTTGTATTAATAAAAAATCTTGCATTTTAGCATTTTCATTTAAGCGAACATTAACTTCTTTCAAGTATTCATCTTGATTAATTTTATATTTTAATACTTTTTTCAAAGTTGATATTTACTGATTAAATTTAAAGATATACTTTAAGAAAAACAAATTATTTGTATCTTTTTTGATGTTTTCTTTTTCTTAAATTTATATCATTTCCTTCTTTGTGAATTTTGTTTTTATAGCGTTTAAGCATTTTAATTTTGAAATATCCCTTAAGATTAATTTCTTCATTTTTTTGCAAAGCTTGTCTTATGCTATTAAAAAAATGAATAACTACAATATTCACCACAGCACCGTCAATCCCTAATTTTTTAGAAATCTCGGTTATAATTTTCGAATGCTTGTAATTTTTCATTTTCTAAAAATTCTACTTCAGAAGCAAATTTGGCAAATTTTCCTATATATTTTAAGTTTTCACTTCCAATACCAGTTGACCTACCTTTTGCTATTATTATTTCTACGTTTTCAATTTCAGGTATTCTTTCTTCAATATCATAATAAGCTGGTCTATAAACAAACATAACCATATCTGCATCTTGCTCAATAGCACCTGATTCTCTTAAATCTGATAATATTGGTTTTTTACTTGCTCTCTGCGATACAGCTCTACTAATTTGAGACAAAGCTATTATAACTAATTTTAGTTCTCTACATAGCTGTTTAAATGCTCTTGATATTTTAGATATTTCCTGTTCTCTTGTTCCGGATTTACTTTTTAAATTAATAGTTACTAATTGTAAATAATCTACAACAAAAAATTTACAATTATTTTTAATATTTAATTTTCTGATCTTATTGCATATGTGATTTAAATCGCCAGATTTATCGTCAATAAAATAATTTTCATTTTCAAAATATTTGGCAGAATCATAAAATGCATTCCAATCTGATGAGGTTAATTGTTTTTTTCTAATCTTTCCTAAATCTATACACCCATGAGATGCAATCATTCTTGTTAACATCTGTTCTTTAGACATTTCTAAAGAAAAAACAGCAACAGGTAAGTTTCTGATAATATGATTTTTAACAATTTCTAATACAAATGCTGTTTTACCCATAGAGGCAGCTCCAGCTATTATAATTAAATCTGATAATTCCCATCCAAATATAAAATTGTCAATTTCTTGAATAAATGTTTTAATATAATTTTTGCCTTCTTTATCTGACATATTATCAATAACTCCTTGTAGAGTTTTGATAGGATTATATTCTTCAACATCTGCATATTCTTGTAATTCAACAATTTTATCTGTTATTTTAGCTATTATATCATCTGGACTTACCATATCATTAGAGTCTTTATTAATCTCATTTGATAGAGTTAATAATTCTCTTCTGGTTGAATAAGCCATTAATAATTTAATATGCTGTTTTATATGAGCATCGGATGAAACTCTATCTGCTATATCGTTAATGTAATCTATTAATGTATAACCTGTTTTTTCAATAATTCTTGCATTATAACCTTTTGAAGTTACTTTATCTGTTACAGTTATAATATCTATTTTGGAATCTTCTGCACATTCTTTGATTGCTGTAAATACGTATCTTGATGATTCTGTAGAAAAACCTTTAATATTAACCTGGTCTGCAAATTCATAATATCTGTCAGGATAGTTAATAAAAGTTCCTAATACAACTTCTTCTAAATCGCTATTATTTTGTCCAAAAAATGTACCTTCTTGTAAAAATGTGAGTTGGTCTGTCATATAATTTATAATTTCAAGGCACACCAAAGAAGGTGTACCTTGATTAATTTAGAAATCTTTAAAAATTTCATTTAATTTTTCATCAGTAAAAAATCCTTGATCTTCTGCATCTTCTGAAACTTTTATTTTATCATAAAAATCCTTTATTTTAAATGCACCAGGTTTACATAATGAAATATAACAAGAATGATGTAAAGCTTTAATAGTAAATTTATTATCATAATATTCACTTATAGCTTGTTTTCTTTCTATATCTATATTACTTGGTGAATCATTGTAAATTTTAGAAATAATTTCAGAATTACCTTTATATTTTGCTAATATAAAAATATCCTGTCCTTTAACATCTCCATAACCATTATATGAACGGTCAGCAATGATTCTATTTTCTGCTACTAATACAATTCCATCATCATATTCAGTAAACACATTTTTAATGCTCTCATTACAACAAGAGCAATTCCAACTAAAAAATCCCATTATTTATCTTCTTTAAAGAAATTTTCAACTTTAGAAAGTAAAGATTTTGCTATTCTTTCTTTACCATTCTGCTCTACTCTATGAGAAATTATTGCTTTAATAAATAATCTTAAAGCTACCGAATTTGAACTTCCATATTGTTTTACAGATGCGTATTTGTTAAATATATCTATAACTTCTGATTCATTTAAAGTAATAAAAGAAGATTCATAACCTTGCAGTTTTGTTTTCTTCTTTTCTATTTTATTAGTTAATTCATCAGCAAGTTCTGTAACTTCTAAGTCATAAAGACCATTTACTTTTTTTTCTAATACTGCTTCAATATTCATAGTTTAT